TCGTGGATGCAGAAGCGATTATCCAGCCCTTCGCCCCGCCCCCCACTCAGAACGGGATCACTCCAGACGGACGAGTATTTGGGCAAGCGGGATCTCCTGGCTCCCCGCCCCCAAGCATAGGCGGCACTAAAAGCGTTCCTGTTGATGCTGGCCTAGCTGGCGGAAATCCGACACCAGCATGATTTCAACCCGCAGTAGCTTCGGCGAAACGGCCTTGGCCCTGGATAAAACCTTGGCCTTGTTTTTTGGATTATGAGCGACCCAGCCAGTCAGCTGGCCCTAATCGAATCCCTAAAAGACAATTCTGGCTACAGAGACTGGTATGTGCCAGCCCTAGCAAGGCATCTGGAGGGCCTTAAAGAGGCAGTTCTTGAGGCTGGGATTACCCCCGAAGAGCGCCAAAACAGACATTCGGCGTATATGGCCGTCAAAGAAGTACAAGCTCTTCTCTCGTCTCAAGAAGCGGCGCTTTACAGGCTTTTGAAAGCTGTGAAATAACATCAAGAGCTTCCTCTTTGCTGTAGAACTTGTCCACTTTCTTAATAAACTCAACTTCGCCACGCAATTTGTCCACGGCAACGCATCCATCATGAAGCGGCATGCAATCCTTGCTGTAAGAAGGAGTTGAGGGAACACGGCAACCGTAAACAAATGTGGCCTCACCGCTTCCAACGACATCGGCAAAAGTAGCCATTTCCAAGATTTCCCTTGCCTCTGCCTCCGTAAGCGCTGGCTCCATTCTCATAAACACATGATATCGCTTTTCAGAAGTTCTGACAGTCGAAACGTCAACGCTGTTGTCGTATGATTCGTCTAAATCAAGAACTAGCATTTGAACCTTACCACAACTTGGCCTTGCCATTATGGTCATGTGCTGGCCATCTCTAAACGTGACATAACTCAACGCATCCTCAGTATTTATAAATTCTTTATTAATAATATGCTTAGTTTCTAAATCTTTTTTTGAAACAACAATTCCATTGTCTCCCCAAATAAACGAGAAGAATGAACTTATGTTTTTATCTCTAATTCGTTCATTAATCAAATGCTCGTCCCTTAACTGCCCGTTTTTCGTCAAGCTTCTTGAGCTTTTTGTCATCATTGAAATAATGTTTTTATTAGGAGCAAGCGCAATTTTTTTTCTTGCCTCATGCTCAAATATCGAAATTAGCAAAGAGTCGTATTCCATGGGGATTTTCAATTGCTCGCACGCCCAAGCAATTGTCCAATCGTGAGACGAAAGGAGCTTCCCATGCATTCTTGCCTCAAGCTTTTGCCTTATATATGCAGGTATATTGTTTTTATTCAAGGAGATAAGGTTTTCGTCCAAAAGGATTTTTTCGTCCACAAACAAACGGGCGGCGTTCCTTGAGATTCCTAGAGCTCCTCCATTAACGCTTTTTAAGGCAATTCCATATTCGCCTATTGTTTGTTGCATTTTGCCAAATACACCAGCTCGTTTATTAAACATTTCATCGGTAACGCCTTGAACTGGATGGATCTTTGTGTCGGCGTCAATCTTAACAATAATCTGCCCAGGCATTTCAAGTGCAAGGCACAACAATTCGTGAGCCGCAAGTCCGCCAGTTCCAGCGGCAAAGACATCCTCCGTGGTCGTGTGTATCAAATCAGCATAGTTTTCCATTTCTTTTGGGTGTTCACACATATTGTTGGCCAACACCCCAAGCAAGACATCTGGATAAAGCTCTTTAAGCCTTTTGGCCGTACCAACAGCCAGATTTTTGTCTCCTTCCCATATTTGCATTACTACTATCATTGGGAACTTTCTTTGCCCCATTTACCTTTCGGGCATTCTTGATTCGGCATTTGCAACTTGGCAACGCCGCATCCGCAAACCCGACATCTGCCAGTATTCATAAATGCGCTTGGATCATAGTATTCGCATTGCTTACATATTTCCCTTCGTTCAAGAAAGGTCTTTTCAGCCACTTTTAATGGACCGCCATCCTTTACTGCCGAAATTACGGCCTTTGCTAACGAAGCCGCTTGCGCGGTAAGTTTTGGCGGATGAAAAAACATCAGCAATATGCTTCGTGGGGCAATGGCAACCTCCTCGCCGCCCGCGCGTCTCCATTTTGGGCCCACACAGACCTGATGCCCAACAGAACCAAGCTGAAAACATGAACCGATAATGCCTCTTTTGACAAATGGCTTCATATTCGAAACATCTGCCTCCATTGGGGCTTTGTATAAATACACATTCTTATGTTCACCCTCAAAAAACAATGTTTGTGTTCTTTGGGAAAATAGCTCAATTAAATAAGGCTCCTGGGACGCCGTTTCGTATTTTATAATTCTCCTATCCAACTCAACCGACATGAGGGTTCCAGCAAGCAATATACCGCCTTCCTCATTTTCTTTTAACTGGTCATAGTTTACAGGCCTTTTGAGCACATCAGATTCTGAATACCATTTAATGTCGTTGATTTTCATTTATCCCTCCAATTCTTTAAAGCTTTTGAAAGTTATAGCTATGGCTGCGTTTACGTCATATTTTGATTCAAGTCCCTGTAAATCCATGCTAGAGCACTCAAGCTCGACCTCTCCTTTTGGCGGACCACAAACAGGGATCTCTTTGCATTTGCATGAGGCGGCGTCTTCACTGCAACACGGAGGATCTGTGCACAGTGGTCGCTCATCTGGATAAGCATGACATCCCGTGCACGCCCCCCCATCTGGGCAAAGCGGCTCATCAACTCCTCCAAAATATCCGTTTCTGCATATTAATTGTTTATAGTATGGTGTACTGCCAAGAAAATCACCGTTGAATCTAGTGTCACAACCGCACCCCTTGGATGGATCGCCCTGTTCGCAGATCTCGCCCTCGCAGTCGCAAGCTCTGCCATATTGGCCCGTTTTTTTTTCACATACCATTAACGCACCACATGCCACGGGGCTTACATATTGGGAAAGAGGTATATCATAGGTAAATGTCGAGCCCGTTTGCTCGAATATCGGGGCGTATATATCTGTTTCATACGACCAATCCTCGTGCGTAATAGTTAGCTTGCCGCACTTCCTTGTGCTCCACGTTCCAAACGAATTTGATATGCCTTGATGATAATCAGCAGCCTCTTGTGTGAAATAAAATCCTATATCTCCTCCATGCGCATCGCTTTCAATGCCTAGACTATATATTAACGCGGCCTCAATTTCTTCTTTGTTTCCAAGCGTGTCGTTAATTGGAAACGGCAATGATTTTCCAAGAATTTTGCCGCCATCCTCTGAGACTTCATCCTCCAAGACCCTAACAAACCTTCCAAGGTGTCCGCTAAAGCTTAGCGCAGACCCATATTTTTCGGCAACTTCGTTTGGAAGTTTGCTCAGCTCTTTGCAGCATGAGGCATTTGGGTGGCACACGATGTCATCCATGGGATACCTAGACGACATGTGCTCTGTGCCATAATTCTCTTCGTAAAGGGTTTTGTCGCATGGTGGAGGAACATTGCTCTCGCATGTGCAAGTCCTGCCTTCCCATTTCTCAGTGCATGCATTAAAGATTCCTTCTTTGCATGGCTCTGGAATTGTTTGACTACAAAATGCAATTGGGAAAAGATGCCCAATGCAAGTTCCACTTGCTTTTGTTGTTAAAAATCTTTTGTTGTAATCCCGAACTTTAAACAATTCGCTGTTCAGCTTTCTTCCAGAAATCGTGTTGCCCATATAATCCGTACATTGCGTACTTTTATAGGCTGAATACCATTTGCCCATAACGTCTGGGATTAGCTCAATTCTTGGGTCGCTAAAAAGAGCATTGCCCTGAGTCTCGTACATTCTAAATGCAATACTTGGACCGCCTGCGTATGGGGATGACGATGGGTAATAATGTCCACCTGTATTGTCCCATATATCAGCCCCAGCCCATCCAAAACGATCGATTGTCGGAATGTCCAATATGTCCATCGCCCTGAATATCGTAGTCCCAGCAGTCCCTTCGACGCATCCATCCACTTCAAGTCTTTCTGACAGCATGTCTCCTTTATCAAATTTATAGCTGTTGAATCTGCCGTGAGTATATGGAGTCGTTAGGCATCCAGCGTCCAACTTGGTTTTCGGACTCGCGTTTACAAGCATCTTTATTTCGGTCGGAACGATTGGGAATTTATAATCTTTTGCTATGCATTCGCCAATTCTGTATAATGCGTATTTTCTTTGTTCTTGGAACACGTTACGGGAAAGGTCCAGCTCAATCGGTTCTTTGTCTGTAAGGGCGGCATATTCCTTAAATCTTTTAAGAGTAGCCAAGCTCCTGTTCGATGATATTGATAGGCTTGCAACTTCGCTCCCTGTAGGATTACAGCAGCTAAACGAAGCATACTTAGACTTAGATTTGCAAAATGGGGGACAAGTTCCCGTATTCAGGCATTCGTACGAGAAAGTGCCCGAAGCCACTCCTCCCCCCTGTGTGCTTTTTGACTTTAAGGTAAAGTTTACGTTTATTGAGCTTGTTATTTCAATTTCTTTCGTGCACGCCAAGATTGAATGAAAATTCTTAACGGGTATTTTTAAGGGGAGAAGGAATTGTTTTTCACTGCGTAGTAGTGCGTGCTTTTCTCTTATTGCGGGCCTATTTGGATGAGTTTCTTGAAATCCAGGACCCGAATTGATTTGCTTTTCAAGAAGATTATCCGAATTGCGCTCAAGAAGAGTTTCCTCATGATTTCCCTCAACAACTAATGGAATGTTTTCCTGGGCAATGGGAGTGAAATCATCTAATTTTGCTATTTCTGGGTTTTTGGGATCAGGCCATTTTCTTGGCTGAGCGTTATTTGGGTCGAACTGCTCAATATCCTCTTTTGCAAGTCTTGGTGCTTCGTTACGCCATTTATTTATGCCTTTCGACATCACTCCGTAGTTATCATGGCAGTCATATTTCCCTTTTTTTCTTTCTTCTTCTGATAGTTCTGCGTACTGGTAATCGTATTGTGGAAAGTACTTGTATTCATCTTTGGTTTCGTCATATATTTGTCTTTTATCCGTAATAAGTATTGATGCTGGATATTTGCTTACTATTGAGCCAGGCAATCCAAAAACTCTTCCAAAACGCTGAAAAGATGTAAAACGACCTTTCATGCCGTGGTAATGAGTATTCCCCTAAACCCGTTAATGCATGAGGGTATTGCAATTGGAATAGAATAAGAACTCTGAACAATTGGATAAGTAAAGTTTTTCCCAAATTTATAATAAGGTTTCTTTTTTTTGATCATTCCCAAGAAATGCCTAGCTATTGTTTGACGTGTTAAATCTTCCTCTGGCTCAAATAACGGCTTTCGTTCTATATACGCTTTTATTGCAGCTTCTGCGATTTTTGCGTTTTCATTTATTTTACATTCTATAAACACATAATTTGTGTCTCCAGGAAGAGCGACCTCTGCATCAAGGTTAGTTACCTCGACATCACTTCCATAAATAAACGAGCCCTTCGGGCCCACCTTTATGGCCTCTATTTGCTTGCTTTTTACTACTGGTCTTATCTGGAAAAAGCTGTTCCACGTATAGAATTTTGGATTAAGAAGTCCTTCGCCAAAGAAGCGGCTTGAAGTTCCGACCACATGCCCGTAGCCAGACGAGGGGCTAACGCCAAGCGGCCCCAACGACTTTAGTTTGCTCATAAATGGATTGAAATGATGCCCATGCAAATAGCAACTTTATCAAAACTCATGCGTCGCCAAACTCATTAAGGTTATTTATTTTGTTTTTTGTTCTTATTAAATCGATTAGTGATACCAAGGGTTTTCACACAGATATACTCAGAGGGTACTTATAATCTTCACAAAGGCCTTGAATTACACGAGTTTAATAAAAAGAGGCTTCACGATTGGGATGTACGATTAATTAAGTGTGGGGATGGGAGCGATATTGTAAAAAGACGTCAACAGGCCTGCGAGGTTAAGTATAGGGCGCTTTACGACACTGGGGGCATAATACTGGATTTGGACGCAAAGTTTGTTGGAAACGATGGATCCCTCGACTGGTTGTGCGATCTGAACATGGTGGCAATAGCGCAAACAGAAAAATTTGTTCAATCAAATCACTCGCATACAGACATAGATAACGCATTCATGGCCGCTCCAAAGCATAACCAGCTGATAGCAAAGTATTTGAAGCACGGGTTTGGCTCATATCCGTTCCCATTAAGAAAGCATTGCTCCAATGCTTTAAATAATTTTACAGCAAGCCATGGCATTCCTTTTGTAGCTCTTCCGACGACGTATGATTCCCGAATTCCAGGCAAAGATGGGAACATTATAGAACATTACAGGGGTTTATTTGATGAAAATGGAGATGGAGGAAACAGGGATTGGAGGCCGAATCTCAATGCGTCGCACTAACCAATAAATATCTTCCGTTATTACTTCTGACATATTGGCTTGTGCCATGAGCGAAAATACAACTCTGGCGCAAGCCGAGCAAAACCCTCAAACGGGTACAGAACCACAAGTTGCTGTACGGACGGAACCAAGCGTGGCAACACTTGATGAGCGCGCTTATCATGAACTTGTTCAAGGCCTAAAAGAATCAGCGGAACCCACTGCTCCAGTAGAGGCTACCAAGGAAGAAGCAAAATCCGAGGAAGCCCCAGCTGAAGAGATTGCTCCGACCGAAGAAACAGAAGCCAAGGGCGAGGAAGTTGCCAAGGAATCAGACGATGACGCCGAACTACCCGAAAGGGTTCGTATTGGTAGTTGGTCTGAGACCGAAAGGAAGGCTCTAAAGATAAGGGCTCGCAACCCAGATCTATCTCTTGAGCAGGCTATTGCCATGGTCAAGGGAAAGGATGAGCCAGCGAAGGCACAAGAGGAGCAATTCGTTGCCCCTGCCGACATTGAGACCAAGATTGAGGAGGTGGCCCAGGCGAAAGCCGCCGCCTTCAAAAATCTGGAATTCGATAAGGTTGCCGAACTTGAAGTAGAAATGCTGAAACTGAACAAGGAGCTTCGTAGGTCTGAAAAAATAGCCGCCGAACGCGAAAATGTTCAGCAGACAGAGAGAAGCAAGAGCATTGAGAGTGCCAAGGCTCGTGCCGTGGAGTTTTATCCCGACGCGGCCAAGGCCGATTCGGCTCTTGTTAAGAAGATGAATGAAATCTTCGACACTCTGGTCGATACGGGGAATCCCCTTGTCAAAGACCCATTGATGCCCTTCAAGCTCACTCAAATGGCCGCAAATGAGCTTGGAATTGCGCCCCGCAACCCAAGTGCAAAAGCGCCCTCGCCAAGTGTTGCCCGCAAGGCTCCGTCAATTCAACCCGCGAGCGGTAACGCCCGCACAACACCACAAGCTCCGCTTAATGCTAAAGCTCTTGCTGACAAACTGGACGATCTAGAGACGTATCAGCTCTTGATGGCAAAACTTTAGGGCGAGGCTTAAACACAAGAATAGGAGGATATTAAAATGCCTAACCTTTTAATTCCTACGAACAATCAGACGAGCGATATCTCGTCGCAAGCTTCCAATTTTCTTCCCGAACTTTGGAAGAAGGGCGTTCAACTCTCCGAAGCGGCTGAAAACTTCTTCGAGCAGTTTGAGGGCCCAACCGAAAGCTACCCCGTCATGTCCATTCGCGACTTGAGCAAGGGTGCTGGAACCAAAATCACGTTCCGCACGATGGCGCAACTCTACGGAGAAGGCGTACAGGGCGAAACTCTCATCCAAGACAACACGGAAGATTTCCGCGTCGGTTCATACAACCTGACTGTGGATTTCTTGCGTCACGCTGTCTCTTACAATCGTCGGCTCGAGGAAAAAACTGCTCTGGCCTCCGAATTGAAGAGCAATGTGCCTGTGATGCTCGGCAACTGGCTCGGACGGATGAAAACCGAACGCCTCCAGAAGCTGTTCCTCCACAAAGGCACTGCCAAGAACTACTATCAGGCCAATGGGCGTGGATCGATCAATGCGCTTACGCATACCGATACCCTCTCCTACGACGGCTTGATTGCGGCTGGTCAGCAACTCCGCACACGTGGGGCTCGCCCCGCGACCATCGGAACTGTTGGCAAGAACAAGATCCAGAAGTTTGTTATCGTCTCCACGGGCGAAGGCCTGCTTTCCCTTAAGAGCGAATCGAAATATCTGGCCGCTTTGAATGCCGCCGCCGCCGCAGAAGGCGAAAACGCCAAGCAGTTCACTGGTGGATATGTTGACCTCGATGGACACGTCATCCGTCAGTTTGACCCTGCCGACCACGATGGTTTCGGTGCGATCGGATCTCCGATCAATGCCAAAGCCAGCTTGGGCGTGGCAATCGTTAAAGCTGATGACATCTTGGCCGCCAGCAAGACCTCCCTCACCCTAAAGGGTGGCGGGTCGGCTACTGCCGCCGCTAAGACCGCTCCGAAGTACTTCAAGTTCTTCTCGGGCTACAGCTATCCTACTGGCAACGACCAGACTGAAACTGCCATCAACTTCTCGAATCCTACTGGCACGGCCAGCGGGACGAGCTACTCGGCTGGATACGTTCTGATCCTGTCGGGCGGTAAGTATGGTCTGTACAAATACACCACCAACAACGGAAACACCCTGAACATCGTCAAGGCCTTGGTTGCGTCTGACGCTACCATTGGAGCGAGCAACACCCTCGCCGTTAAAGCCACCACAGCCACGACTGGGTGGAATGCAACGGAAGGCGTGACCCTCGACACTGGCGCATTTGCCAATGGCAACATCACCAACGACCACTCGGTCGGTGATTTGATTATTGAGTGCAATGCCGCTGGCGTTCCGATTGGTCGCACGCTGGTTCTCGGAGCCATGGCCGCAGTTCGCGGTTACGGATCCTTGGACGGCGAGCGTTCCGAAGAGACGTTCGATGGTGAGTTTATTCGCAAGACCTACATCACGAGCATCTTTGGGCAGAGCCCTTATGTCCGTGTTGACGGCGAACAACCCAACTACCTCGTTCTGAATCATGCGGTTCGGTACGCTGGCTTGGTGTTGCCCGTGAACAATCTTGCCTAAGTTCTATTGGAGAGCGGGGTCGAGGGGAAACCCTCGACCCCGCCTTCCTTTCATGAAGCTTCTTATAACAATTTCTGGCTCTTCTAAGTACAACCCGTTCATCATGCTTTGTGGTGGATCTGGGAAGACTTATACATTTACTTGGAGCAACCAATTTAATGCCCACGTGTGGAATAAAGGTTTCGTCGGGCAAGACGATTCAAGAGGCATCGATGACATTTTTTTAACAAACGACCCTTTTTATAAACCCTCTGTAAAGATTGTTCAAGATGAAGAAGAAACTCTTGCAGAAAAGCCTTCAACCAAAAAGCCTGGGAGGCCTCGCAAGGCGGTGGCCGTATGAACGTCACTCAAGCCATAGATTCTATTTATGAGGTTTTCGGCATCCCTAATAACGCGAGTGCTCCCGAAATCATGCGGAGGCGTATCTTCAACGACCTTAATTCGGCGCTACAACTCATTTGGACCAAGGGCCATAGACTTCTTGATTACTACACTCGCCGCGCTGTCACGGCTACTATTGTTGCTAATTCAAACAATGTTGTCCTTGATGATTCGGTTGAAGCAGTCCTTGGGCCTGTAAAACGAGTTTCTGACGGAATTGGACTTCGCCCAATACGAAGCAGGGGCGAATATGATTCGTTTGCCTCAATATATGCTGGAAGCCTGACGGCTCTTACTGGAGCTCCTCCCCAAGCCTATTTTGCCGAGGAAAAGCGTCCTTCTCCAGATCAGGCGGATGCGACAAAAATCACCTTGTACGTTGTCCCTACTCCCACGATAAACACAGATATTTTTGTTGAGGCCTCCATTAAGGCTCCATCATTTACTTCCTCTGACTACACGGCTGGGACTTCCATTCCCATGCCTCACAACTACGCAGAAACACTTTTATTGCCTATTGCTCGATACCTATCAAGCAGCTCATTGTTCTTTGCGGACAAATCCAAGCAAAGGGAGCCGCTTCTTAAGGCTGAATATGAAAGGGCATTAAAAACCCTGGAGGAGGCCAAATGACATCCCTGCAACTTGCTCAAAGGATTATTTCTTTTACAAATCTCCCCAATGACCCTGTTTCAATCCCAGCCGATCAGGCATCAACCTTAATCGGTGCGATCAATGCTGGTTTTGCAAAATACTATTTTTCTGCCCCATCTGGCCGCAAGACCACTCCAGTAACATCTTTTCAGCTTGCCCCTGTAAGCGTTTCTGTGGGGCTGACCCAAGGATCTAGGGTTGTAACAGGCCTCACACTAGCATCGGATATCGACAGGATTGGCGATACCTTGGAGGTCGGGAATCGCAAATGTCCCCTTGGCATTGGATCTAACCTTCGAGATCCGTGGTCATTGGCAACTGGGACGTATACTGGCCTTCTTTATGACGATGCGGTTCCCTTGTGGGCCCCAATTCGCAGAATTGAGGGATCTGTTATTTGGGATGAAGATCATCGGTTAAGCTATCTTTCCGAAGCCCCAGTTCGTCAGGACACCCTTACCTACTACAGGCAGAGTGGTCTTCCAGCCTACTATACCGCCGAATATCTCGGAGACACTATTGGCGGTGGGGCTAGGGCTTTAATTAGGGTCATCCCACTTCCCACAAAGGCGTCTTCAATCCGATTCTCAGCCTCTCTTGAGCCACAACAGCTTGTTCTTTCTGATCTGCAGATTCCAATTGGAATTTACACGCCAAGCTCCGACATTGAGGCCTTTTTGGTTCCAATCATTGTAGGAGAACTGGCAACGACTTCCCTACTAAAGCTAGATCTGGACAAAAACCTTCTTGTAAAAAAAGCATCTGAGTCATTGGCTTTCTTAAAGTCTTATCACGAGCCCATCAGCGGGGCAACGAACAAGATGATGACTCCTGTGGGGTTCTGATATGGCTCTTGTCGTACCCCTCGCCTCCTCAGCCAGCGTCATTGAGAACATTCTCTTCAAAGTAAGGCGCGGAATAGCGCTGTCTCGAAATGCTTCTCAGGCTGACCCAACAACTGGGGTTATGGTCGATTTGCCAGAAAAAATAGACTTTGAAATGACCCTTCTTAAAACACATCAGGGCTTGTCCCGCAATATCGAAACAATGTCAAACGATTCGTCTTCGGAGGCAGTATTCTCATCTGATGTAGACGTGACCTCTGTCGGAAAATCTTCTTTTGATTCAAAATCCACAAACTCTGGTTCATCAAAACAAGAGGTTGGCAATACATATAATAGACAAATTTCTGACACAGGCAACAGCGAGCTTAATAGTGATGCAGGTTTTTTATCTGGAGCTGAAGGTAGTTCAAGTGCTGAAAGCTCAAATTCAGCAGCTAGCAATACATCAGTTGATGCTGATAACGGAAGCAGCAATGAAACATCATCCAGCGCAATAGATGAAGGTTCTAGCAATACAGAGGTAACAACATCTTCTGGTAATGGAAATGATACAGACACAACTTCTGTGAGTTCGAGCGAAACCGAAGCCCGCTGCACGGATCAGAACCATTCGGCAAGCCGTGTTTATGATAAATTCGACACGGATACTGGAGAGATTATTGGCTTATAATAAGGAGTTTTTATGGGTTATCAATTAGTAGACACAAAAAACGATAGTTTGGCCAACAATAAGGCCTCTGTATCAACAAGCAATTCGTCATCAAACAGTAACTCTACAAGCTCAAGCAGGTCAACATCAAGCAGCACGAGCACCAGCCGATCGGGCTCAAACAGTGGAAGCACAAGTCGCTCTGGATCAAATTCCACAAGCACCAGCCGTTCGGGTTCAAATAGCTCATCGTCAAGCAAGTCTTTGTCAAGCTCAGCAAGCACAAGCAGAAGCACATCTAACTCTTCAAGCTCTTTGCGTAGCGGTATCAACAGTTCCAGCACGTCTGGAACGTCATCCAGAAGCACCATTGGGAGCGCATCAACTTCTGGAACAACCAGCCAATCATCTAGTTCCAGCGGATCCACAAGCTCCTCTCAGTCGTCAAGTAGCAGTAGGTCTGGATCCTCGACAAGGGTTGAGACGCAAAAAGATGACATAGGATGCATAATTAGATTTAGCGTTCCGATTGTTGTTCAATACCCAGGAGACGTTCAGTGAGCAGATCCGAGCATCGTGAGTTTATGTCTGAACGCATCGCAAGGATGGAAGAGCGCATGATTTCCATGTCGAACGACGTGTCAGAGATGAAGGATGTTATGCAGAAGAGTTATTCGTCCTTTGGCGATTTGGCAAATAGGGTTAGCTCGCTTGAGAGTTTTAAGAAAGTACTTGTGCTTATTGCTTCTGCTTTTGGCACGCTTGCTGGTTTTTTTATTGAGGCCTTAGTTAGCTCGTGGAGGAACAAATGACAATTGTTGAGCTGTCAAACCTAGATACGTTCATTCGTGATTCCTTGTACGAGGTTAGGCGTGGAATAGCAAACTCCCGCAATACAACTCAATCCAACCCAATGCTTGGCGTCATGGTGGATTTGCCAGAAAAGATAGATTTTGAGATTGTTGTGGCGTCTGATTATCAGCTTCTTTCAAGGGCCACAACAACGTCCGATATTCAATCAGGAGGAGATTTAATCGGATCGACCAAAAGAGTTATATCTTCCGACATTTCGTACGGACTGGAATTATCAAACGAGAAATCTGCGGACAACGAACTTGTTGTTGAACAAAACCAGACTGTCTCAAAAGAAGCAACAAAGGAAACTTTCAGTTCAAATAGCGCAGGAATTGAAGCCGACGGAAGGCGTTCGGGCGAAAATGAAACAGAATTTGTAAATGGAACCGAAACCTCAACCGAAAAGAAGAACGGAAACGAATCCAGCAAAGAAACTACCTCCGAAAAAACAACAGACACCTCAAGCACAAGCAGTACTGTCGTGGAGACGGAAACAAAAAGTGGATCTACATCAAAAACCGATACCTCTAGCTCATCGCAAAACGAAACTCATTTGGAGGCAAACGATAGGGCATCGAAATCATTTGACGAGGACGACGGGACTTGGGGCTCCCAAGGACAACTATCAACGCCAAAACTTCCAGGAACGCCATGCAGTTGCTGATTCTATCGCTTGTTCTTTTCCTTTCTGGGTGCACAACGGCTCGGTATTCTGCTGACTTCTCTGTAGCTAAATCTCGTATTGACGAGGCCATTGCCGTGGCCAACCCAGAGGCAAAGAAGCATCTGGTTGTTGCCAAAGCCCAATTGGAAACAGCCGCTCAGGCCTGTAAGCAGACGGCCTTGGATTTAGACGAGGCAGTCAAAGAAAAGAATGAAGCAATTAAAGAAGCTGGGGTCTGGAAGCAGAAACAGCGCAAGGCCTTAAAAGAGCTCTGGATCTATCGTGGAGCACTTATTGTTTTGGGGTTATGGGTGTTTAGGGGGGTCTTTTGGGGTGGCGTTATGTTTGTGGTAAGAAAATTTATTGGGATTCCGTGGTGAAAAGGTTCTTTTCAAATTTTCAAGGCCTTGGGTCGTTTTGCATAGCCATTATCGTATTCTGGTCTGCCGCCCCGCTGATACAACAAGCCGACCCGTCGGCTGGGACTTATGACCGAGGATCCCTTCATGGCTTAATCCTTGGGGCTTCCGCATATCTTCTGGCGGTATGGCTTAGTTGGTTCGTAATCCAAATGGAATGGCCCTCAATTAACGAGTATATCGACAACCTGAGCTGGCTACAGGATTGGAGAACAATAAGCAAAACTGCACGAATTGTTGTTGTTTTGTGCCTGTGGTGCGTTCTTTTTTTAGGAGCCGTCGCATGCCTTCTTGGTTGGCGGTAATCCTTTTAATTGCATCCCCCTGCCTTTCGGATGACCGAGGGTGCGTTTTGTATCAAGCAAGACGCTTAATTGGTGTTAAGGAATGGGGCGTAAATACGGGCCCCGAGGTTGATTTAATTTTATCCTCGGTAGGCCTAGAGCCAGGGAGTCCTTGGTGTGCCGCATTTAACTATTATGTGTTCAGACAGGCTGGCTTTGGCAACTCAGTTCCAAAAACAGGCTGGAGCCCAGCCTGGCTGGTCGGAGGCAAAAGAGTTCAGCAATCCCCTCCCGCTTCTGTGTTTGGCATTTATTTCAATAGCCTAGGGCGAGTGGCGCATACTGGCATTATTGAGAGCACGGAAAATGGATTTGCGACCACAATCGAGGGAAACACCAACTCGGCTGGCGGCCGCGGCGAAGGGTCGGGTGACGGCGTATACAGAAGGAAAAGGTCGATGCGGACCATTCTGTGCCGAGACTGGCTCAAATTATTGCCCAATTCATTA